CGGGAACTGCTCAGGCAGTCCCTGAAGGAGCTGGGCGCAGGCCGCTCGATCCTGCTCGACAAGGATGGGAACATTATCGCAGGCAACAAGACCTTCGAGGGCGCGCAGGAGGTTGGGCTGAAGGTGCGCGTCATCACCGCAGGACGGGACGAGCTGGTGGCGGTCCAGCGCGAAGATCTGGATCTCAACGATCCCGCAGGCGAGGCGCGCAGGCTGGCCTACCTGGACAATCGTGTCAGCGAACTCGATCTGGCCTGGGATCCCGAGCAACTGGCTGCGGACCTCGAAGCGGGCATGGACCTGGACGCGCTGGGCTTCCTGGACAACGAGCTGAAGGCGCTGCTGGCCGAGATCGACCTGCCCGAGGAGCGCGACGTGCCCGATCCCGACCTCGAGCACGCGGACGAGCTCGTCCTGAAGTGGGGCGTGGCTGAGGGCCAGGTCTGGCAACTGGGCGGGCACCTGTTAGCGGTGGGGGATGCCATCGACCCCGAAGTCTTCAAGGCCCTGATGCAGAATGAGCGCGCCCAGATCTGCTGGACGGATCCGCCCTGGAACGTGGATTATGGTGGGAAGTTGGATGAGGATAACCCCCAGGGCTATAAGAAGCGCTCGATGAAGAACGACAACCTGGGCGACAAATTCCCCGAATTTGTACAGGCCGCGGTCAAGGGCATCTGGGACCATTGCGCGCCAGGCGCGATGCTCTACATGGTGATGAGCGCCCAGGAGTGGCCCACCGTGGACAAGGCCCTGCGCGACCAGGGCTTCCACTGGTCGAGCACGATCATCTGGGCCAAGGACCAGCTGGTGCTCTCGCGCAAGGACTATCACACCCAGTACGAGCCGATGTGGTACGGCTGGAAGGGCGACCGGGCCAGGCTGGTGGAACTGGTGGATCGCAAACAGTCGGACGTGTGGTTCATCGACCGTCCGCGGAAGAGCGAGGAGCATCCCACCCAGAAACCCGTCGAGTTGGTGGAGCGGGCGCTGATCAACTCGTCCGTGCCTGGCGCGATTGTGCTGGATCCATTCTGCGGGAGCGGCACGACCATGATGGCCTGTGAACGCCTGGGCCGATATTGCAGGGCGGTCGAGCTGGATCCACTCTATGCCGCGGTAACCCTCGAACGCTGGCACAAGATGACGGGCCTGGCCGCTAACAAATACCTTGACTTCGTGGGGAGTAGAGGGATACTGTCGGACACTGAATAAGGAGCTGACGATGAAAACCTACCCACCACAACAAACCGCCCTCGAGGCTTACGAGGAACACCAGGCCAGGATCCAGAAACTGCTCAGGCGGATCACCGCAGGGATCGAGGCGCACGATAAAAACTGCCACCCCCGGCACAATTGGGGCCACGTTGGCGATCTGGAGAGCATCGAGGAAATCCTGCAGGATATCAGCGACCGCCTGCACGGTGAAGGCGAGTACGCTGAGGTTGCCTTAGGCGAATCCTTGACAATATGGAACTTGTGTTCTAAAATCAAACTTGTCACCGCCCGACCTGCCCCCCTCAGGCCGGGCGGTGACATTTAATCGGGAAATCGAAACATTAGAATTTCTGTTCTAACTCTTGTTGAATCTGGAAAAATCGTTAAAATAAAGGCAATCGAATATCTCCGCATGGCCTAGCATTTGGCGGGGCCGTTTTCGTCAGAGATGAGCGCCTGGCACCTTTATGGTGTCAGGCGCTTTTTTGTTTCCAACCCTTGAGCGGAGCAGGGGAGATTTCAAAAGGAGTGCTCCATGAAGCGCAATAGGTTCCTGGTTGTTCTTTTGCTCGTGAGCGTGATGGCGCTCGCGGTTGCCAGGCCAGTCCTGGCCCAGGGGGAGCAGCCGCCTGTCCCGACCTCGCCTGTCGAGCTGCCCATGCCGCTGCAGGCGCTGATCGCCTCGGGCATCGGCTTTCTGGTGACCGCTGGCCTCAAATCCCTCTCAACCCTGCTCAAGAGCGATATCAGCGGCTGGGGCTCGGTCATCACAGGCGGGCTGACCACCAGCGTGATCTTCTTCTTCAACGCACTGCTGTCCACCGTGCCCGAAGCGGCCCAACCGTCCGTGGCCATTGCCCTGACCCTGCTGGTCTCGATCCTCTCCGCGTTTGGGATCGCCCGCACGGTCAAAGGCTTTCAGCCTGCCCCCAAGAGCGAGTAACCATGCCCACCGTCCCCGTCAGCGTCTGGGAGCAGATCCCCGTCATTGTCTTGTTTGCCTTCCTCCTGGCAGGCATGGCCTGGTGGATGGTCAAAGCCTTCTCCAAAGCGGTGGCGGATATCAACGCGCATTACGCCTCGATCATCGATGCCAGCAACCAGCAGTGGCAGCGCTATTTCGATGCCAGGTCGGACGCCAATCGGCTGGTCAATCAGCAGGTGGTGGAAAAGCTGGAAAGCCTGACGGGCGTGATCGAGAAGCTGGACAACGATTTCGACAAGCACGACGCGATGGAACGCCAGGCCCTGGCCGATTACATCCCCGCGCGGATCGCGCCCTCCAGGCGCAGGAAGAACCCGAACGGGTGAGGCTGCCATGACCCTCCGAAAAATGCGCAGGCTTTTCGATGTTCAGGATGCCGATCAGAACGACACCGACCAGATCGGCTTGTGCTGGACACCGCAGGTTGGAAATTGCTCGGGCGTCACCAACTGGATCGAGCTCGGGCAGCCCGAGATCGATCTGATCAAACGGCTGAACCCTGGCGACAGCGTAGCCACACTGGAAGAGAAGATCCACTGGGCCGTGTGGGAACGGATCGGTGGACTGTACTATGCTGCAGACCGCACCCGCCCGCCCTGGCGCTGGCCCTCCATTGTGATGGGTTCCAAGTCGGATCGAGCGGGCGAGTTCAACCAGGTCAACGTGCTGGCGGTCGAGAGGGGCTACCACAAGATCGAGACCATCCCCATCCTGCCCAATTACGACCACATCCGCCTGGCGACCCATCCGCACCTGATCCACCGCGTGTACGTGACCAACGTGCGCGGCATCACCTATGACACACCCAAAGGCGCGTTCTACATGCCCATTTTCTCGCCCATCAACCGTCGCCATGCCAGGGGCAACGTCAGCGGCATGTGGCTGCGCGGCAAGTATGTGGGCGATATCGTGACCACAGTTGAACCTCCCCCCGTGGAACCGCCTGCCGAACCCCCGCCATTCGTCTATCCATACGCGATAGAGGTGCTTCGACGCTCTGTCGTCAGGCAGAGACCCAACGCCAGCAGCGCCAAGATCGAGCCTGTGGCCGAGCCTGGCTGGCTGTGCCTGGTGTACGCCGAGATCAACGGCTGGGGCGACATCGGGGGCGGCCAAAAATGGATCTGGCTGCAGGACACGAGAAGGTTGTAGGCGCGCATGTTGCCATCCTCCAGTGCGCAACTCTCGCCCCGCGAGGCGAAACGCGAAACGGACCGTCGCAGGCTGGCGCGGGCCAGGTTCCTGTATTTCAACAGGTATGTGGACTCGAAGTTCGAGTCGCCTGCCCACATGGAACTGATCGCCGAGAAACTCGAACAGGTCGAGAAGTATCTGCGCACAGGCGGCAGGGAGGGCATCGGGCGGCTGATGATCCTGCTGCCCCCCAGGCATGGCAAGAGCGAGATGGCCAGTCGCAAGTTCCCCGCCTGGGTGCTCGGGCGCCTGCCCGACACGCGCATCATCATGGCCTCGTATGGCGCGGACCTGGCCAGCAAGAACAGCCGCGCGGTGCGCGACCTGATCGAAGGCAAACGCTACCAGGCCCTGTTCGGAGGCCTGTCCTCGAAGGGCGAGCCCGTGGAACTCTCGAGCGATTCCCGCTCGGTGTCCGCCTGGGACCTGGCCCAGCCGCATCGGGGCGGGGTGGTGGCCGCGGGCGTGGGCGGCGGCATCACAGGTCTGGGCGCAGACCTGCTGATCCTGGACGATCTGTTCAAGAACCGCGAGGAGGCCGAATCCGAGTCGCGGCGCGAGCTGGTGGACGATTGGTACAAGTCCAGCGCGTATACCCGCCTCGAGAAGGAATACTCGGCCATCATCCTGTTCTTCACGCACTGGCACCCCGATGACCTGGTGGGGCGCATGTTGAAGCGCATGGTGGAAGACCCGATGGCTGATCAGTGGGAGGTCGTGGATCTGCCTGCCCTGTCGCGGGCGGAGTGTTATGCCAGCAGTCCTGAGGAGCAGCGCCAGAAGATGCGCGATGGCGTGTACCTGCCGCTCGCGGACCCGATCGGCAGGAGACACGATGGCGCGGCCCTGTGGCCCACACGATTCGGCCAGGAATGGCTGGTGGCCAAGGAAGCCAACATCGGCAAGTACGACTTTGCAGCTTTGTATCAGCAAATGCCCTACCTACGTGAAGGCGGCCTGTTCAAACGTGAGTGGTTCACCATCGTGGATCGTGGTCCTGCTGATGAAGTCGTCACGCGCAGGATCGATGGCATCCGCGTCAACGCGCGCGTGATGGCCTGGGACAAGGCTGCCACGCCAGGCGGTGGGGCGCGCTCTTCGGGCGTGTTGATGTGCAAGGGCAAGGACGGTTTCTATTACGTCGAGCACGTAGCCAAGGGACAGTGGTCATCCTATCAGCGCGAACAGAAGATGGTGGATCTGGGTCAGCAGTTCTACAAGGAACTCGGACCGTTCCTCATTCGCCATCCGCAGGACCCAGGCAGCGCGGGCGTGGACAGCGCCTCGGTCACCAACATCAACCTGGCCGAGGCAGGCCTCGAAGGGCATGCCCGACCCGTGAGCGGCGAGAAGGAAGTGCGCGCACATCCCTACTCCACCGCGGCAGAAGCGGGCAGGGTGCGCCTGGTGCGCGGAGGCTGGAACGACGACTACCTGGACGAGCTGGCCTCCTTCCCGAAGGGCACCTTCAAAGACCAGGTGGACGCCAGTTCGGATGCCTTCAACGGGATCATCGAGATCGTCAACGAGCCCGAGATCCCCGAGGATGAGATCGTGACCTATGAGGAGCGAGTGAGCATCTCGCCTGTATAGCCATGCGGATCTCCTTCTTCCAACGTCCCGACAAACTGGACCAGGCTCTGCGCGATAACGAGAGCCTGCGTCAGACTGTGAATTCCCTGGAGAACAACCAGGAGTTGTTGCAGGAGAACCTGGTGCAGCTGGAACTGGCGCTCGAGGATGCCAACTGGATGCGCTTGATGCTGGCGGGCGAGCATGAGTTTAGCCGAGACGGGATCAAGCGCATTGCAGAACTGGCGCGCACGATGGTCCTCAAGAACCCGCTGATCAAACGCCAGGTGATGGTGCAGGCTTTGTATGTTTGGAGTCAGGGTGTCACCATCCGCTCGAAGAACAAAGTGATCAACCAGGTGCTGCAGGACTTCTGGGACGATGAGAAGAACCGCTCGGAACTGACCAGCCACCAGGCCTTGATGTTGAAGGAGA